ACTACCTATATTGCTTTGAGTATCTTGACTTGGTAATAAATCTTGTTCAAAATCCATTGCAAAATTTACAGTGTCTCCAGCATCATTTCCAAAATTTAATCCTGATCCACCTATTGTGGCATTACCTGTGATATCAACTTTAGGCATCAAAACATTTGCAGTTAAATTTACAGCATTGGATGATCCAACAGCACCTATTGAAAGACTGTTGTTTAATGTTTGGATTGTGTTGTTTGAAATTCTAAAATTTGGTACATCTATTTTTGTAGCATCAACAAGAGTTTCTTTACCTTGTACACCAACTGTTAATGTTGACGCACCTAATTCACCATCATTCACTGCTATCGACGTTGTACCTTTTCCTAAATCTACAATAAAATTATCGCCAACTCTAAAATCTCCGCCTTGGTCTTGACTTACAAAATGAACTCTTGCATTATTTGTTGTCACAACTTCATTAGTTTGATCAATAGTGTCCACATCATTTTCTACATTTTTTCCTGAACCAACATAAGCAAAATTATGACTGATTAGATATGCCAAACTTCCGTTTCCATCTGCTACAACACCTTGATTACCATATATTGTTGCACTTGCAATTACTCTTGCTTCGTTCATTGTGCCTTCTGTTACAGCATTTGCAGTTGCACTTTTAAATAGGTGTGCTGTTACGTTGCTTGATATACCAACGTTACAAGTAATAGATGTAGCAGTTGTTTCTGTGATTGTAATCTTTTTAACTGAATAAGGATCTGATGGTCTTGGGTAAGTGTGATCTGTTGCATGACCATCCATAGCACACGTGAAAGTTAAACTGTTGTCTGCAATAGTAATTGTTTCGTTAACTCTTATTGAGTGGTTGCCAATAGTTAAAGTCATTACACCAGTTGCAGGATTATAACTTCCTGCTGTTGGCGTGTATTGATTTAATGTGTGTTGTAGATACAAACCTCTATTTGCAAAGTAAGTAAAGCAATTGATAAATTCTATTTTTGATCCGTTTTTAACTGTTACTGCATCTGCACCCGGAGTAATAAATGTAACCATATTGAATAACATTGATGTTCTTGGTGATGCTGTATCTAAAACATTGCTATCTACCAATGCACCTCTACCTGCATCTCCTGAATCAAATCCTCTTGGGTCAGTTGCTGTTCGTGTGTCTCCTTGTGTGACCACTGAAACATTTTGTATGTATGGTGATTTTGTAACAATACCGGCGTTGTCAGAAAATCTAAAACCGTAACCACGATCAGTGTTTGCATCATAATGAAAATCTACAATACTTAAATCAGAAACGGAAGACGCATCGTTCATTAAAAATGCATCTTGATATCTATTAGGCACATCTGGTTTAATTGTAACTGATCTTATGCCGGTACCTTTTACAGTTACGTTTGCTGGTACTTCTAATGGAAATTGTTCTGTGTATGTGCCAGGTAAAATGTGTAGTTCATGTGGACCTGCTGTGCTTTCTTCAATGTATGCCAATGCATGACGTATTGTTCCAAACGCAAAGTTAGGGTGATTACCTGCTAATAAATCAGTACCGTTGGTACTCACATACCATTTATTTTCAATACCTAAGTTAACAGCAACACCTGATAAAGAAATTGTGTTATCGATTGTGATATCATTCAAACCTGTCATGGTTTGTACGTGCATATCTCCCCAACGCTGACCATTAGAACCTATATCATAAGTTCCAGTTACGTCAGGAATTAAATCTGATTCAATGTCACCTTTAAAACTTAAAGTATCTTCTGGACCATCACCACCTATAAAAATATTTCCATCAAAAGAAATATCTCCTGTAGCATGAATATTTCCTGTTGTGTTTAGGTCTGATGGAATAATCATTTTACCTGTACCAGGTCCTGGTTGAAATATGATATCCTCACCATTGTATGCTCTTATTCCACTGTTAGTAAATGCTAAATTACCTGTGCGTAATTCAGTCATTTGAAATTTAGTAGTGGCATTCATGTTGATAGGCCCAGTCAATGTTGAAAATGTGTTTGTTGGACCGTCTATATCAATGTTTCCAATTGATGCGGAGTTTGTGGCAATTAAATCGCCTCTGTAGATAGCATTGCCTGTTACTTGAAAATCTCTTGTGGGAGCGGAGTTCTTGACACCTATTCTACCGTTGGTGTGTCCGATGAATAAAAGATCCGTTTCAAAAGCCAAATCCGACGTTCTTGTAAGATTTTCTTTTAATAATGGTCCTGATATTCTACCTACATTGGTTACTGCCATAGCACTCCTTTTTTAGTATTTATTGAAATTTGGTAAAGGAATTATTTGTCAAAGTTGTGTAAAACAGTGACTGGTTTACCTGTTGGAACTGCTGTTCCAAATGTAATATATTGTCCTGATGGGTAAGATAATCCTGTTACAGAACTTTTTCCGTCCATGTTAAATGTGTTTCCACCACCAAGGTTTGCTTCAGTATTCAACAAAGTGTTTACACTTAAATGAGTAGGTGTTACTGCTGTTACTGTTTTTGTTCCGTTATTAGTGGCAGATCCTGTTACAACAACTGTTTGTCCAACATGATATCCTTTGGATTGCCAATCAATCAATGCGGCATTTGAACTTACATATGCACCAACGCCTGTTGAATTGTAATTTGCCACAGCACTTATTATATTACTGTTTACATCACATGGATTTTGTGTTAATGTGTAGTTAGTGTTTGGAATTTGTAAAACGTTTTCCACCATTACTAAAACATTTTCTGACGCAGTTGGATAACCCAATCCTGATCCAAATCCATCATTTAGAATTCCAAAGTTTACTTCTGTGTCATCACCATTACTTAAATTTTGTACTACAATGTTTTGTGGTTCTGATAATCTAAATTGTTTCCATACTGGAGCGCCACCGCCTAATGACTCATACACTTCAAGTTGTCTTAATGTTGTGTTGAATCTCAATTGTCCTTCAATGGGTGAAGTGGGACGTTGTACTTGAGTTCCTTTTGGAACTAAAAATGCACCTGTTGATTGTGCTTCAATTGTTTCGTACTGAGTGTATATTAAACCTTTACCGTTTAATAATCTTTTATTAGTTGATTGACGTTTTAAATATCTCATTACACCTCCAAGTAACTTACTACAACTGAAAGATTGTTATTACCTGACTGAGCAACTTTGATAACGTCTCCAGCACCCAACACTATTTTTTCTGAATCTAGTGTGAATGTTTCTGCTCCCGGTAATAATGCATTGTTAACTATCATAGATTGGTTTGCAATGTAGGCTCCAGTCACTGCATACAAAGTGAAATTACTATCTTCTCCACCTGTAGCATCTTCTGGACCAACATTTGTGATCAATATAGATGTAACAGCATAACTTTTACCTGCAGGTACTGTAAGAACATCTTGTGTTCCATTTACGTTTGCGTTTGTTATTGCCATTGTTTCTCCTTTAAAAAATTAATCCAAAAAGTAGTGCTCTATTCTTGCTGATCACTTCTCCTCTTATGTCATTTGTATTTACAAAATATAATCCTGTATCTCCTCCAGATGGTGTTTTTGCATACAATTTAACGCCGTTGGCGTCATATAACGGGTCTATAGCAGAATCTTGCACACTTGGTCTATTGCCGATCACGAAGGAATCATTTGCCCTTACAGACCCTGTTCCTGGTGCTACCAATTCTAAATCTTGGTTTGAATTAAGACTGCTGATGGTATCACCTTCAATTCTAATACTACCAATATCTGTTGTTTGTTGATACAATTCAAATCTATTTGGCTCCCATAATCCTAATAATGTTCCATCAATAGTAACTTCTATTTTTGATGTTTGACCAGATGTACTGTTGTCTGTAATTTTTACTTCTGTGTCACCTTGAACTATTCTTGGAAAAGCCGCACCAATTACAACAGCATTGATTTCATCATCCACATATTTTTTATTTGGGATATCATTGTCATCACTCATTCTACTGATGTAGTTTGCTGGAGCAATACTGGCTCCTAATCTTAAAGTACCAGTTCCGCCTGGCTCAAAATATATTGCATTGTTGTTGTTGATGTTGGCAACTCTTAATGCTAAAATGTCGTTGCCGTCTGATGAAGAAACTTTGTATGAACCATAACCAGGTCCTTGTAAGTTTGGTCCTTGTGAAACTGTTTGTGTGCTTGGATTGTTCCATGCAATAGATTCATCATAAATTATTGCCACATCATTAAGTGTTCCTCTATCAATCTCTATTCCTGCTTGATAATTTTTAACTGCATTTATTCCTGGACTTGTTTCTCCAGAATTCAAAGTAATAATATTGTCTGTGATAGTGGTAACAGTAGACTCAACTGTTGTAGTTGTTCCTTCTATTGTTAAATTACCTTTTACTAAAGTTTCTGTGGCATCTAACTCGATTTTATTCGAGGCATCTGCTACTTTAATTTTGTAATCACCTTTTTCTAAATAAACTGTTTTTGCCATAGTTTTTTATAATTTAGGGAGTGTTGCCACTCCCTAAACTGTATTTTATATTATGCGTCTGCTGTGAAGTCGTCGTCATCTGCGTTAGCAACGTCGTCATCACCTGCTTCTTCAACTTTAACTGAACCAGTCGCCGCCGCGGCAAATCCCCATGCTTGTTTCAAGCCGTCTAGAGCATTTGTACCTGTGGCACTTGGTTTAGCAAGTGTTAGAGTACGTCCTGAAATTTTACTTACACCGTAAGTTTCTGCATCAGAACCTTGTACTGATATTGACATTTCGCCTGCACTTAAAGCCGCTGGTAATACACCAGTCTTTAATACACACGTAAATTCAGTATCTGTGGCACCAGTTTCAGCAACTACGAATTTTTTAGATCCTTTTTGTCTGACAATAGTACCTTCTACAACTGCTCCACCATTGTGAAAGTTTACTTTTATTTCATTTGCACCGGCAGTTGCACCGCCAGCCGCTGTTGTGAACAGTCTTTTGTTAAGTGGTCTTCCCATTTTTTTTCTCCTATAAAGTAGTCCTATCCGGGTTCTATCCGGTACGCAGTGGGTTTATTACTGCATAAGTCTTTGACATAGGTCAAAGTACGTTTGAACTAAAGGTATTTATCGTTTGCTGAGTGATGCTATCAGTTCAACTTTTGAGAACTTTTTTGCTAGGTTTATGGCTTCTATTAGCACAGAATTGGCTTCTTCTAGGTATCTATCTTTTTTAGTTCTACGGTAATCTATTAAAATAGTGGTGTATTCATCATACATTTTGTTCATTGTGTTTTCTAATTTTTTAATATCGTTGATGAATATTCCATGATTGTTTTTCCATACTTGTATTCTATCCATGTATTCTCGAAATTCTAATAATATTTTTTCGTGTTCCATATTAAATTTTACCAATTATGTCTCTTGCTCCGTATGTTACTAAAAATTTAGCACCTGCTTTGCGATACACTTTAGCAATTTCTATTTGATGCTCTATCGTGGGCAATCCTTTGTATTCATCACTCACTTGATACAATCCTACTGGATTATATGTGCTGATGGATATCATGCTTAATTCATTCAAACTGTGTTGTGCTGGTTTAAGTAGGATATAATCTGCTTTTTGTGTTTTAAATTTATTTGCTGTGGCAGTCATTCCTGAATCACCGTTGATAGGCAATTGATATGTTCTTTCAGTGGTTGGGGTACTGTCTGCAAGATCTCTGAATGAACTGTAAAACACACTTCGATATTTCACATATGCCATCACTTCACAGTTGGTTTCTGCTTTTAAATTTTGCACTGTATTATCTCCCATGTCTGATGGAGCCAATATGTCTGCACCTGCTGATTCTAATTTCTTACCCAAATCAATCAACAATGCTTCACTAGTGTCTGGTTTATCCATCACTCTACAATGTCCATCTGGCAAAGTAGAACACAAACATACATCTACAATTAATTGTATTTTAGGAAATTTTGTTTTTATTTGATTTACAATTCTTTGATTAAAACTCCAATCAGGAGTCCAAGTTTTATATTGTGGTGTGATAAACAACAAGAAACTGTCAACACCTTTGTCTACATCTTGTTGTATCTGATCGTTAATTAAGATTTCGGAAAAACTACTATTGTGGACGCCTAATCCAGCCGTTTCTGTTCTGCCTTTTTCGTTGACAAACAATGGCTGGATTAAGTCCATCTGATTACTTCTCTTCTTTTTTAGGAAGTGCCGCACACTGTTCTTCGTCTGCTGGCAGACCAGTGTTTTTATCATAGATCCAAACATACGAATAAGTGATGTTGTCATCAGTCATTGAACATTTTTTTCCAAATGATACTCTTGGTTCTTTAATAGAACAAGCCGACACTGTGAAGAAAGTTAATATTAATATTGCAATACTTTTCATTGTAGTCCTTGTTAGTGTTTCCTCAATAATTATACAACATTTTGGTATAAAAGTCAAGTCCTGAACAAAAAGTCAATAAAAAAGGGGGCCGAAGCCCCCTTTAATATGTAAGTGTTTACTGTTGATTATGCAAACGAAATGTTTGACATAGTAACTTCACCAACGTAGTCCCCAGCATTACCAAGTGATGATGCTGTGTTGTTTAACTCTACATAACCATATCTAGTCATGAAAGAAACAACTGGTTCAAAAGTTGATGGGTCAAGCACAACACCGCTAGACATTAACGGAATGTATGGGCAATAGAACGCCGCCGCATCTGCTTCAGATGAGCCTTTGTATCCTACCAATACAGACGAATCGTCTGCCGCATATGTGTCAACATATACTTTCATTGCACTGTTTAAAGTTCCAACCATTTTTTGGTTAGTTGGTGCTTCAAAAGAACCTTCAGTTGTTCTTGCGAACGCTGAAGTTGTTGCAGATTGAAGTACAGTTAAAGCCTGTGGTGATACCACAGCCCAGTTTCCTGCGCCTCTTCTTGTTCTTTGTGCAATTTTGTTTGCTACTCTGTTGATTAAAACAGCCAACGCCGCGTGTTCATCGCCTACGAAAGTCGCAGTTCCTGAAACAGCCGCTTGGTTGAATGCTTCTTCATCAGCCGCTAAAGATCTTAATGAGTTGATTACTTCTTGGTCGATTTCAGCAGTAATTTCTTGTGCTAATGCCGCCATGATTTCAGCCTCTACATCAATACCTTGTTGCGCCTGAGCATCTTGAGCAGATTCAAATGTCCATCTTGCTTGTAACTTTCTGCTTTTTGCTTCAACAGTTTGTTTCAAGATTTGGATTGACATCGCTCTACCACCAGTACCCTCTTTCGATGCTGTTGCATCTCCTTTAGAGTCTGTTGTGTTACCTGAATAGGCTTGACCAATTTTAAATGGTGATAAAGCCTCATCGCCCGCTGTAACATCATCGCTGTTGATAGTCGCGTTTTGTGTTTCTGCATATCTTACTCTTAACGTGTGGATTTGACCAACTGGGCCAGTCATCGGTTGTACTCCAACCAATTCATTAGCAATCACAGTAGGCATAACCCGTCTGATCACCGGTAGGATCACTCTGTTTAAAGTTGCAACGTTACCGGCAGATGTAGCACCTGCTGTTGCTGACTCTGAAAGATACTGTTTAGTATTTTCTAAAGTAGCCGCCATAACTGCTTTTTTATTTCCAGTTAGACCTTCTAATAACGCACTCTTTGTGTCCTGCCAGCGAGTTTCTGTTAGTTCTGACATTGTTATTTTCTCCTTTTGTTTTAGATTCCAGCAAGTCTTCTAATATCAACGATGTTGCTATTGAATTGACTGCCGTTTACAATGTTAATTTGTTTATCGCCTGTTACTTCTGTGCCTTCATTTATTGCCTGTTTTTTCGCTGGAGTCCTACCGTTTAGAACAGCCGGTATGTACTTTTCGAATTGCTTTCGTAAAGCACCCGTCTGCACACTCTCCAGTAGATTGTTCATTATTTCTTTTTGTTCTGCATTCAATGGTTGTACTAACTCATTGATTACGTCACTTCTCTCTGCCGCTTCTTTAATTGTAGCAATTTCTTTTTCTTTTGCTTCAATTACTTTTTGTTTCTCGTCGACAGTCTTCTTCGCTTCTTCCGCCTGTAGTTTCGCTACGTCCACTACTTTAAGAAGTTTTGCTGTTTCACCTTTTTCGTTCAAGAATGATTGTGAATATTCTTGTTGATAAGATTCAAACAGTCTGCGACCAAAGTCGTTTTTGCGAGCCGCTTCAATGTCTTCTTTTAATGAACTAATCTCTTGTTTAAGAGTTTTGCCCACTACTTCTGACACTTTCTCAGCACCTTTTTTCACAAAGTTACTTCTAACTTTTTCAAAATGTGCTTTTGCTTCTCTGATAAGACGTACTTTTGTTTCAGCAACGTCTTGTTTGTCTTTTTGAAATTCTGCAATTTCTTTAGACAGAGCTTCTACCACGAAGTCCTCAAGTTTAACAAAATTTTCTGCCATAACTTTTTGGTCTGAGTGTAGTTCAGCAACTTCGCCTTTAAGTTGATCAAAAACAAATGCTTTTAACTTTTCAGTGTGTTCACCGATTTGAGTAGCATACTTAACTTTTTCTTCTGCAAGTTGCTTCTTGTCTTCTGCGAACTCTGCCATTTCTGCTTCGATTCTTTCAGATACCATTTTATCAACAGCGTCTGTCAAACTTGCTTTGTCGTGTTCATACTTCTCTGCAAATTCTTTACGAAGATCAGCAGTGGCAGAAAGTTTGTTTTCTTCAACCTTCTGGGTCCATGCGGATTCTATTTCTGCTCTGATCTCTTCCGAAATTCCGTTCGTTTCAAAAAGTGATTTCAGTGCTTCTAACATTCTTTATCTCCTATTTAGATTGGAGTTTTCCAATTATGTTTATTAGTTGTTCTTTTAGATATTTTTGTGCCTGTGTGTCCCTTGCTGAGTTAAATGCTTTTAAACCACCCTTTGTATTCATTAGATGTTCGTATATTGGCTCAGGATATGCTCCTGGCGCCGATGGTTGTGCAACGATATCTACTGTGATGATTTCAAAATCTGATACTTGTCCGGATCCGTCTTCTTTAACATTACCCGAACCCCTGGATGAAACACCAAGTTTAACTCCGCTTTCCAGCATTGTTTTAACAAGTTGTCCCATCGGGGTTGGTAAAATTTTCATTTTTCCGTATCCGTTCGGTCCGTCCATCCACATTTCATTTACCATGTGTGATACACGATCTAGGTTAATATTAAGGCCTTCTGGATGATCAACTTCGCCGAGAACACTGTATCCACCAGTGACTTGATCGTTAAGTGTGCTGACAGCCCTCTGGATTTCGTTAACAGGATATACTCTTTGGTTGGCGTTTTTAACACCTCCCTGAATGCAGATTCCCTTCATGTAAAGGGATTTACCGTTGTGTTCGTCCTTAGTCTCAACGACTATTCCCGCCTGGTCGAAAGTTAGCGTCTCACGTAATGATAACATCCGTTTTCCTTATACTACCTTATTAACTGCCAATAGTTGACTTTGCAGAAGAATCATCTTCTGTGCTAGTCTTGGCCTTTGGTGCCGCAACAGGTTTCGCTTTGCCACCTGGTACATTAATGTTACCTGCGTTTTCTTCTTTTGGAGCAGGTGCTTTACTACCTGTTTCCTCACCACCTTTAGCGATGTTAGAAGCCGTTCCGCCCATATCATTTTTGCCAGCAACTGGTGATTTAGAGTTATCTGAACCATCTGTATGCGTTACGCCTACTTTGTTCACATATTCTCTAATTTCTTCACTTGCTGTTTTAGGTTCTGCTGTTTCTACTGCTGGTTGTTCACCAAGTTCAGGAGCAACTTCTACAGTTTCTCCCTCTGCTGATTGATCTACAACGGCTTCGTCTTCTTTTTCTTCACCGTTATCTTCAGCGTCGTCGCCTTCAGCGTCGTCGCCTTTGTCCTCATCGCCCATCATTTTTTCAAATTCGGCTTTAAGGTCATCAATAGCATCTTCTAGGTCAACTACTCTGTCTTCGATTTCTTCTTCACCTTTTTCAGAGTCGTCGCCGTTGTCCATGTCACCTGCTGGTGCTTCGATGTCAGCAACCATATCGTCTGTTGCGTCTCCACCTACTTCAACTGCTGGTGCTACTTCTTGATTTTCTATATCTAATAAAGACTCATCTGTTGCTTCTTCATCTTTTGACTCTTCTTCTTTAGTTTCTTCTTCTTTTGAAGTTTCGTCTTTTGATGCTTCTTCAACTGCTTCGTCTTCTTTTGACTCTTCTGAAGTTTTTTCTTCAACTTTTTCGTCTTCTTTTGCTTCTTTAGACGCTTCTGTTGTTTCTTCTTCTTTTGAGTCTTCTTTTGAAGTTTCTTCTACTTCGATATCTTTGATATCATTTTCTAAAAGACCTTCATAGATTGATCTTGATTTTTCCACAACGATATCATGGAAAATTTCTTCTGCCGCTGTTCTATCGTCAGCGACTAATTTTTCAAGCATTTGCTCGAATTTACTTTTATCTGACATTGTTTTTCTCCTATTAACTGTTTATGATAAGACTGTCATGTATTATTTAACCGATAGGTGAAAAAACAGGTAGATAATGGGTCGATACTGACCCGTTTGACGCAGATTCTATAAATGATAGCGTCTTTTGAACTCTTGTACAGTGATTTCACTGTAATTCGTAAACTTCTTAAGGTCTTTAGCCTCAAAAACATCAGTACCTTCCGGTACTATTCGTATATATCTCTTTAGTGGATTCTTCTGTAGGATAATGCTTGTTTGCCGGTTCCAATTGCCGTGATAGGTGGCAGTGTCTGAATTCTTTTTGTAGTTGGGTGTATCGCCATATATGTTGTTCAGTTTGCCCTCAGTGGTGCCTGTGAAGTCAAAACCCAACAAATATATCAATTGATGCATATTTTTTGATGCTAACCACAGTGCTGTGGGTCCTGATGACCATCCTAGGCTGGGTTCGAAGAAGTTTAACCCTTTGTACTTTTTATATGCTCTGTTTGGATTGGTCCATACTGGCATATTGAACTGAGCACCTGCTAGACAGATCTCATTGATCATCTTGGCATCCACTGCCACTAGGTAATTGGGTGTGTAAGTTCTGTAAACAGCATTGCAGGCATACACTTTGCCAAACTGTTGTAAGGGTTCTAGGGGAACTGGTTTGCGACTGAGACCATTGCCTAATACAAAAGCAATAGACATTTATTACATTTCCGGTTGGTTAGCGGCGCCGTACATCTGTCTCACAAAGTCCAACTCTTTTTGTTGTTCGTCTTTGTGAAATTCACCGGCTTTTCTTGCTTTGTTGATCTGTTTCAATGACAGTCTAGTTTTACGTGTGTCGTCTAAAGACATAATAGACTGATCAGCAGTGGCATCGTATTGCTTCTGCTCACCTGGCTCTGTTGTTATTTGATCGTAATAAAAAAGTTCACGTAATATCATAAAATTATTTATACTTACTGGCCCGGAGTTGGCGTTCCGCCACCTGTGCCACCTGTATCTCCTGCTGGAGTTGGAGTGCCTGTGTTGTCTGCAGGATCACCTGGTTCTTCTGCTGGTTCCGCCGCATCTAAATCTGCTTGAATACCTGCTGTGCTAACTCCTGCACTTCTCAATTCAGTTGCTGAAGTGGTTGGTTTAGTTTGCATAGAGTCATCATTTTCTTCTCTCCACATTCTTTCGTTTTCTGCCATCTCTTCTGGAGTTAATCCTAAGAATCTAGACAGAGCATAACGTTTGCTAACAAATGGCACTGTTGCTATTTGTGTGTATGTGGAAATTCTGTTGTTGTCTACTTCTGCTTGTCTGTAAGAAGCAAAGTTCATTGGTGGTTGAAACTTGATATCAAACATTGCTGTGTCAATGTTCACACCTTTTTCTAAAAGGTAACGTTTGAACTCTTGATTAAATTCATCTGATACTAAATTTTGTAGTCTTTCACAGTATTTGTTGAACCTTAGTTCTTGAATGTATGCTGTTCCTACTCTGCCATCATTGAAACTGCTTTGCGAATCGTCTGCACCTGTTGGCAAATATGAACTTGGTATTCTTAAACCTCTTAATAATTTGTTTGTAAAGTATTTTAGGTCATCAATCTCACCAAGGTTAGTACCGCCTGGTAATGTTTCTACTTTAGAACCTCTTCCTTCTGCTGTTTGTGGAAAGAAATAGTCCTCGTTGATTGAAAGTGGATTATAAGAACTGTCTACTACGTTTGTTCCACCACCTGTTGATGAAGGAATACGTCTTTGATGAATTTCTGTTTTAACTCTTTCCACAAATTGCATTGCCAAGTGACTTGGCATATTACCTACGTCAATGTAAAACACTCTTCTTTCAGGTGCTCTTTGTACTCTGTAGATTATAATTGCGTCTTCCAGTAATTCTTTTTGTTTGTAAACTTTAAAAATGCTTTCCAACAGTGAATTACCAAACGGAAAGTTGTTGTCCAGTCCTTCACTTAAACTTAAATGTACCATGTGGTCGGCATCAACAGCAATTTCTCTTTGTCCTGTGCCAAATCTTGTTCCTGGTGCTGATGTATTGTCTACTCCAGTCATTCCTCTTACTCCGCCAGTCAAATATCCTGATCCACCGCCAGTAACATTGCCTGTTGTTTGATAAGGTGTAGTTGCTACAAGACTTTTAAAGTTAAAATTGATATCTTTTATAACATATTGCTCAGGAGTTTTACCTGTGCTTTCATTTACAATTATTTTTGTTACTTTTGCTGGATCAACGTGAAACATTTTCTTTGTTTCCGGATCTCTAATAAAGAATGCATCACCATACTTGAATACGTTACGCATAATCTTAAACACACGTTTAGAAAAGTCGTTCATTTTGCACCATTGGTGTAGGTATTGTTCTATGATTTGTATTTCTGTATTAGTTGCTTTCTGATTGTATTCAAATTTGAATGGTGTATTGTTTTGTGTATTGTTTTGTGTGCAAAATTCTGCTAGGATATCCAATGCGGCATTCACTTCTGAATCTAAATCCATCACATTGTATTGTCCGTATCTTTCAATTCTGTTTGGTGCACCGCTGTACACATCTGGAAGATATGATGAGTAGTTTGTTTTGGCTGGTCCAGCCTTTCCACCTACTCCACCACCTAAAGGTGAATTCATTCCGCCTGTGCCGTCTGATAGTGGCACTTCTGTAAAATATTTTTTCCAACTCGTTATACTGTATCCGACATTTCTGTTGTTGCTTGTGAAGTTATTCTGCTGTAACGATTGCCATCACTCATTGCCATCAAAATTTGTTCCATCGTACTATTTAACTGATCCAACTTGTCTCCGGT